CTGATGAGAGATAGCGCACCCTGATCCTTTGTATTGACACCCACCCAAGCGGTAGGATTGTCCCTCATGTAGTCCAGGGTGATGTAGTCCTGCGTAGCCTGATCAAAGGGTTGATCTGTGGGAATACCCAGTTGAGTAGCACGCTCCTGGAGTGTGGAGGGTATGAATTGGTACCTACCAGCAGCCCAAATATCTCCTTCTTTACCTTCTTGGATCACCTGCCCAACGCTCATCTGCGTCAGAGGACGTCCAAACTTATCAACACCAGCACCAGAGCCATGGGCTACTGTGCCGCCTGCTGATCCACCTTCGTTCATGGCGTCATAACCCAGAGCACCGGACTCCACACCCGCAATACGGTTGAGAGCTTGCTTCTGAGTAGGTGTCATGCCACGAAGGCCGCCTGTGTCACCACCCATGTTGACACTGTGTAGACCAGCCATCTGACGAGCAGCTACTGGAGGTACACCATAGTTGAGGAACTCACGAGTAGAGGACTGGAGACTAGGACCACCTTGAGTGCGGAGAGCTTCCAGGCGTTGCTGACGGATCTCCTTTAGCCGCCCTCCTTGCATACCCTCAATAGAGGGAAGCCTACGGCCTTTCAGCTGTGCTTCAAGCAAGTCACGTGAGGACATATTGAGGCTATCAGCGATAGCAGCAGTACGAGCACTAGGTGGCTTACCTTGGACAGCATCAAGAGCTTCACGCTGTAGAGTACCCTGATCAATTAGAACATCCTTAGATGGATCAATAGGAGCACCAGCAGCACCAAAGTCTTTGACCTGTGTAGGGCTGTTATAGGAGAGATCACGAGCACCTGCGATGATGGTTGGCTTAGGATCTGCCCCTTGAGGCTCACCCCACCAGCCTTCCAGACCGCCTTTGATGTTTGACTTGATACGATACTCAGGCTTCTCTAGGAGGTTGTTGAGGATGGTAGCAGCTTGCTGAGTTGGATCCTTATCAGGGTTCCTATCAATCCACTTACCGAGCTCAACACCTAGCTCCTGTTGAAGCTTAATAGCAGACTCAGCAGCCATACCAGAGACAGCTCTTAGCTGTGCATCGCTAGCAACAACCTTGGTCTCGTTACCATTCTCATCTCTCTTCCAGATGTTACCCTTAACAGCTGACTTGATCTCAGCCTTGAAGTCCTTAGCGTAATCCAGGCCAGCAGACTGTGCAGCTGTGGCTCCACCAGCCTTAGCGGTGTCACCAGAGATCTGGCCAGACAGCACCATCTGGTTGAGCTCTTCCTGTGAATAAGGATTGCCCTCCAGTTGACGACGCTTAACGTCAGCTTCTAACTGCTCATTAATGCCGAGACCGTTACCCATGATCTGCTCAGCCTGTGCAATGGCTTCTGTAGAGCCAATGGCATACAGACGCTCAGTAGCGGCGGCTTTGTTCTCAGGGGTAGGGTTGAGGAGATAGTTCTGGGAGATCTCAGCAATCTCGTGGGCTCTGACGTTGTTCTCATGACTGAAGTCAGCAATAGCTGCTTTCTCGGCCTTGACAAGTGCTTGATCAAAGAGAGCTCTGTACTCAGGCTGATCACCTAGAGTGCCGAACTGGGGTTGACCAGGCACCTTATCCGTATTCATCAGAGCACGGATACGATCAGCACCATCAACAGAGTTAACTGTATGCTGACCTAGGAGGCCTTCAAGAGCTCTACGGTTGTTGATAGGAGTACGACCCATCGTACCATTGGAACCACTATTAGAGGTGGCTTCAACAGCACTCTGCCATGACGCACTAGCATCATAGAGAGTGGCAGCGGAGGCGATGTCATCAGCCTCGTTGAGCTGCGCTAGTTCCTGCTTCTGCTTATACCTTGCTCCATAGATAGTGCTGTAGGCGTTACCAGCAGCACCCTTCATGGTTCTGGCCAGTTGGAGCTTCTGCTCACGTGTGGAGGCAGATACACCAGAGAAGAACTGACGGTTGAGATCAGAGATAGCGAGATCAATCTCTGCATTGCTCATGTTGGCTGTGTCCAGGTTCCTGACCTGGTCTTGTATCCAGGCAGGATACATAGCCTGAGCTTGGATGACAGAGCGTCTAGCTGGACCCTGCTGAGCATAGGGAGACCCTGCCGCTAAGTCCTGAGCGATGTTGACATCACCATTAGCCACAAGCTCGTTATGAACAGTGCCAATACCCTGCTGGTTAGCAGTCATGGCGATCTGTTCGTTCTCAGCTCCCTCAATTGTGTTGTCTACTGATTGAGACTCAGTACCACCTGAAGCCCACTGGATTAGAGAATCATCAGCTGCTAGTTGGTCTGCTTCTGCTCTCCGATTCTCCTCGTCCTTAGACATTTGAAGAGCGGCACCAGCTGCTTGACTGGATAGTCCGGCAATACCTTTTAGGAGACTAAGACTAGCGTTGGCTTTAGAGTGCTCAGCGGTCATCTTAGCCCGCTCAATGGTCTGCTTGCCTTGAAGCATCCCCTGATCTAGGTTGGCTTGACGAGCCAGAGCCCGTTGCTTTACTTTCTCTTGAGCATTGGCTGCATCTGCCTTGGCCTTCTCTTGACGTGAGTAGTCAATGGCCGTCTCAGGGGCGAACCCCTTTGATTGTGCTGAGGATTGGAAGGAACCCTCGAATTGAGGCTGGTTGTAGATACGTGCCATTAGGTCCAGTTGTAAGTAGGAATACCAAGGTTTAGATTCTCACCTACCCCTTGTGGGTCCGGCGTCATCAACGGAGCTTGAACCGTAGGAGTTAAGTTGTTATAGGCTGTGTTATTAGCGCCTTTAGCTTGTGTGAATGATGTATCCATACCAATAGAAGCAGCCTGCTCAGCACTACGAATGCTGGCGTTCTGCTCTGCATCAGCAAAGCCTTTCTGACGCTCCACATCGAGGGCTAGGAGCCCCACAGACTGGCCTGTAGCACCTGTGGATAGAATCTTACCCTGAGCACCAATAGCCTTGGCGTAGTTCTTCTGAGCCTGGAATGCTGCCTTATCCTTGGCTTCATTCATCTTGACCTGCTCAGACACATAGGACTTGTTGGCAGCCTCGTTATTGTTGTTCAATTGGTTGTAGTAAGCAAGCGTGCTGGCCTGCTGGATGCGGGTGTCTCCAATATGCTTCTGCACCTGGGCCTGACGCTCTGAGTGAGCCTGGCGTTGAGCAGACTGGTATTGCAGATCCATGTTCTGCTGAGCCTGCTGAGCCTGCATTGCTGCGGCTTGCTGCTGTTGTTGAGCCTGTTGCTGCCCCTGCATGATACCAAAGGCTGAGGAAGCTAATCCACCAATGGTTCCAATAGCAGAGAGAGCACCGGCAGCGGCTGCTCCGATTACGATGCACATAGTTTTACAATCTCATAATAAGGTAGGTAGAGGGGTGCAGGTTGAAGCATACGAATGGCCTTAAAGCCTAGCATCTTCAGTAGTTTATGGTGGAAGGTGTTTCTGATGTCTGTGTAGTTAAACAGAATGTCATAGTCCTTCTCGACTGTGGCTAACCATTTCTTGGCTTGCCGTACAAAGGTTATGGGCTGCTCAGTGAGAGCGGGTGTGCAGATCATCCAGACGATCCCATTACGGGGAGTGCCTGAAGGACATATACCCGCCACACCAGCAATGATGTTGTCTTTGGTGTAGAAAGAGACAGCAACATCGCTCAATGCCACGGAGAATGGAAGAGCGCCTAGGCTATGGCCCAGGCCCTCTATCTCCATCTTGTCCTCTGGACGTATGTTACGCGCTACTTCCAAGGCGTCTTTAACTGTAGCCTTCTTGATTGAGTAGTGCATAGAGTGGTTAGCGGAGTGTTTGGACGCCTCTGTTGTTATAGGAACCATCCCAACTGTAGCCTGTGATGGCTGAGGGGTATGGGTCACTGGCCTCAATCTTCATCTTGACGATATTGCCAGGAGCAAAGACAGGGATGGTTGCAGTACCGATCTCAGCGACAGGAACAGCGTTGGCGTCATAGACATTGGCGGGGGTGATCTCGATACTCTTGTAAGTATCAGGATAACCAAGCCTAGAAAGGGTTGCCTCATACCTACCTGAGTAATACAACTCTAGATGTAGGAAGGAGACCATAGGAACATTAACCCTATCAGCCTTGTTCTCTGTCTTCAGGAAGATGGTAGGAAGCTCAACAGAAGCTGTGTAGGTGTAGCCTAGTACATACTCATCCCCAACTAAATCATTAGGGGATACAATATACGGCCCGGTTACATCGAATTCAACCTCGGGTTGGATGAAGGTACCCTTATGAGCACCTGATGTGACAACCAAAGTGACTTCAGATCCACCAAGGAATGCTGTATCTGGAATCCTCACCTTTGATGTCTTGGTTGAGTTAGGTTCAACAGTGATAGCAGTGTTGGGTAATGACACATCCAAGCGAGGGGAGAAGCTAGAGAAGCCTACATCAAGTGGAGCAATGTCTGGATCATCAATCAACTCTGAGCGACAGAGGATGAACTTAGTACCGTCAAACAGGACACTATGAATGAGGTCATCCTCAGCAGCCATCAGCTTGACGTTAGCTGGATAGATCCAACGGGTCCAACCTGCTAGCTGCCTTTCGTCTCCGTTGTTGAAGAACTTGAAGACATATACATCATCAGTACCTTCTCCATACAACAGCATGTTGTTGTTAGGTAGAACCTCACCCCAGATAAAGTTAGGGGGTAGGTACTCAGGTATGACACGAGTGATGTCAGCCACAACAGGTCGATTATCAACAGAGTCTACAGCCATCTCCATAACCTTGGAGTAGGTAGCACTCTCAGAAATGAACGAGACAGACACACCAGAGTTCAAAGGAAGGATCCTAGACCTGTAGAAGTAGTTGCTGATCTCTGTCAGCTTGACAGTAGCTGTAGAGAATGCAATTTCAGATGTAGACAGGAGGAATTGACTACGCTCTGCAAATAGAATTAAACCTTTTGGGGTTCCTACAACACCCTTCAGGATAGCAGGGATAGTAGAAGAGGCAGTAATGTCAATTGGGTCTGCATCAGAGATAGCGATAGCAGATTGAGTGAAGAAGTTGAAGTAGTCTCCAGGTTGAGACATGATCACAGCATCTTCAGATAGGAAGCCCAACCGATTAGCAAAGAAGAATAGGTTGGATATAGATCTTTCAACAAAGGACGGCTCAGGGTTAGTCACCTCATCACCCACCTCTCGACCTGCCCAACCACCGAAGGCGTTGGTATCGTTTAGAGGGCCAAGTGTGAAGGATCCATCAGCCTGTCTGATCAATGCGTGGGGCATCGTAGAGCTGTTGATAGAGGTCTTGATACCTGGCGCTACTGTCTCCTCCCAAGAGCCTGCTCCGGGGATCCCAGGGGCCTCTGTGGTGAACCTGACGTAGTAATCATCAGCATCAGAGTCAGCTGTATTATTGACCTTGACTGTGTAGCCATCAAAGCATTGATCTGGTAGCTCAGCAATGTCTCGGGCTAGGCCCTTGATCACTGTCATGGCGTTGTTAGTTACACCACCCCGAACACTTAGGTTGAAGTCTCTCCCTGCTGTGTTCTTGATCTTGATGACGTTGCCTGTAGATTCAGCTGAGAAGTCAGCGATGCCATTGATACCAGACACAAGTCCACCAACAACAGCACCCACATCAAGCACACCTTGATCGGTTGTTGCTGGGGTTGTGTAGTTAGCTGATCCAGCACTGTTATATGCGTAGGTGAACCTCTCTTTAGTCACCCTGACGGTGAAGCTAAAGCCACCCATACTGACAGTCGTTGTATCACCAACCCGCCAGCCTACTCCACCGTTCTGGAGCTGGACATCTGTCCTGTATCGGGACATGTACTTGGCATTAGAGAAGGAGCGTAGTTCCTCCTCTATGATGACGACTGCACCACCATGATCATCTGTAATACGCTCATCGATGCGAGAAGGACGATCCTCCCATTGAGAGTCAATCACATCACATTTGAAGATAGGAAAGCCCCACACCCAATCACCTTTGAAGCCATCAAACTGAGTAACAGCTCTAGCTCCTGAAAGGTTATCGGGTGGAACCCAGGCCTCAACCTTCGTGACTCTACGTTGAATAGAGTTGCCACCAACTAGATAAGCTTGACACTGATTGACCAGCCTGAATGTCAGTCCAGACTTGCCACCAGCCCCTGACTGAGTGAACACCTGAGCATCCACACCAGAACAGGCACCACCATCATCCCTTTCAAAGGATCCAGGTATGACTTCCAAAGCTGTGGCAGAGTAGACCTTGTTAGGTGCCGAATCGCCATCCTTAGATATGTCAATGGAATAGGTGGAGTTATAAGCAACCTGATCAACAACAACCAGAGCTTCCTTAGCTAGGTCAGCACTCGTATCAGTGTTCATTGACACTATAGCCTGAGTGTTTGTGATGAGGGTATAGTCTGCTACCGTCACCTGCTCAATGGTGTCTTGAGTGGCTCCTGAGAAGTAATCAGCAGCACTGCCATTGATAGTTACTGCTCGCTCTGTTCCATCATTCAGATCCCATACTCTCAGTACGAGGGCGGGGTTGTTGTAGATGGCCACAACATAGCGTTCATTGTTGTCCCTAAAGATAGGGAACCATCTAGCATCAGAAGGCACATCATTGGCCAGCTGAGCTACAAACTCAGTACCTGGACGCTTACGACAGCCAAAGGTGGGATCTAGGTAGACATTATCAGCTGAGCGTACCTGACCGTCTAGCTTCACTGGATCAGGTTGTTGACTAACCCCACCTAATAGATTGGGGACTTTCTGTGAAACTGCTGCCATGTTTAGTACCTGATGGATGCGTCAATTGGTCTGTATGTTCTGTAGTTACGGCCATCAGAGGTCCCAAGCATGTTGTAGTCACCTTGACTGCACTCATACTGGATCATTGCTGCACGTGCCTGAGCCTCTTCACGCTCACCGAACTTAACCTGCTCTGCGGAGCCGACAGCTCTACCTGCAAACAGGTTAGCTGAGCGCATAGTGATGTAGACCTTAAAGGCCTCAGGGATGTCCTCAAAGTCAAAGACCCAGACAACATCTAACTCTTGCTGACCATCGAACTCATAGGAGTGTCGGCGTTTGTCGTACAGCTTGCCTTGCCTGATGATGGGGTTCTGCTCTTGGAAGTCATCAGTATCCAGAGATAGAACATTCTCAGGGATGACTATATGCTTATTAGGGTCAGGGGTGAAGGGATAACCACTCTCAGTGTTGAACACCCATCCTTCAGATTGTAGAGATAGGCTGACCTCATCAATGATGTTGGAGGCCATTGAAACCATAGGGTTGTCATTGTCGATGGTAGACACGGGGCCATACCAATGTTGGATAGGACGATGTTCACAGCGCCCAGTTTGGTCAGTTTAGTTGCCATTAGTTTTCTAGGGAATGAGAAGCCCCGAAGGGCCCGAAGGCCCTGGGGATATTAGCTTATCAAGCAGCTTGGAGTGAACCAGCAACGGAGACACGAAGAGTGTCAGCGCCCATTGCAAGCTTACCTACAACGAGGTCACCCTGGTACTGCACATGGAAGTCACCAGATGTGGTCTCGATGGAAGGAGCAACAGCTTCAACACAGCCAGCAGCTTCACGGTGGAAGACAAGACCAGCAAGGTTGGAGTTGTTGACTGCATAGTCGTTGTTCTCACCAGCCACAGCAGCGTTAGCCGTAGCGTTCTTGCCATACTGGTTGGCGAGGACGTTGGACTTGTAGATACGGATGCCAGCAATGCTGTACAGTCCTTTACCACTGTTCATGTCACCCTGAGTGTTACCGATTTCACGGTTCAGGATGTTGGTATCAACAGAGCTGATCAGGCTGTAGTACTGACGAGGAGACAGGACTGCAACACGGCCTTCCTGAGGAGCTGAACGCTCATCGAGGACAGCAGCGGACTCGAAGAATCCGTCGACGATTGCCTGAGCGTTGTTGGTGTTACCAGAGCCGATGTTGACTTGGAAGCCACCAGGCTCACCAGT